GTTTGAGTTGCATCAGCATCAACGTCCGCAGTCGTGGCATAAGCGGAATTTAAGAACATTGCTTTTGCTGTAGTGTGACCGTCAAAAATAGCGGATGCCGCTAGACCAGCTACAACAGCAGTTCCAGCCACGTTAATAGTCGCTGATGACGTGAATGCCGTGCTTGGCAACAAATCAACCATCGTACTCGCAAGAGTGGTAGCGGATGCTGTCACTGTTCCCAGCGATACTGCGCCAGTTGAGCTTGCATTTAAAGTGCTTGCCAATACTGATGTTGTTTTTTGCGCCAACGATGCAACAGTGCCAACAACCTTGATAAATCCAGCAGGAAAATCAAAAAGCTTTGTGCCTTGATACTCAGTAGCATTAACGACAGCCTGAGCAACATCTGTCAGCGTAAAAGTTGACTGAACCAATGCGCCCATTTGCTTGTGCTTGACTGATAAACCAGAAACACTTGCCAATGTGCCAATCCCGCCCCCACCTGTAATTGTCAGTCTCCCAACTGTAAATTCTTCTCTATCTGACATAAATCACCCGTTACAATGCTGAGCGACAGGGATATCCTTACCGTCACTATCAATTAATTTACCAGAAATAACATTATCACTAGACCCTTCAATAGAGTCGTCATCTGCTGCAATAATGATTCCGCACCGCTCTTTACCATTATCATCTGACACATCGCCAAACCATGATAAACAACCTTTTTTAGAAATATCTTTTAAAACAGACATAAACTCAGGATACCCTTGCTCTGTGCTGTCTATTAATAATTGGATTCTACCGTTGTTAGCAACTGCTTTGCATTCAGCCACAAATCACCTCCGTGATAAATTAAAAGCGCGTCACCGATTTAAAGTAACGCGCTGTGTTGGGTTAAGACGCTGTGCAAGTGGTGTTAAAAGCGATAACAGTCAACTTAACAATAAAAGCTGTCCAAGTACCTGTCATTACTTTTAAATCAATCGTATCAGCAGCACTGTAAAACTTGCCGTGACCAAATGCCTCAGTCGGTGTGCCATCGGTATCGAATGAACAGGTGTACGTTGATGTGCTGTTCATGTCAATGCCGTCATGGTAGCCGTCTGTAGTTGCGCCATCACCCACATCAATAGTGCTTGCCGCACCTTCCGCAGTGACAACTTGCACGGTAATCGAATGCACAAACCAGCCAGCAGGGATTGAAAACACTTGGAACACATCGTTAGCCAATGCCGCAGTGCCGTTACTCGCTACAGCTTGCGCAATATCGAACACTTTACACAAACGGACAGTACCGCCACCGGAGTCAATCATTGTATCGTGAGGAAAAACAGCGCCATCACGATTGGTAAAATCAAAAGGAGTAGCCATTTCTTAAATCCCCAAGTTAATTGTGCAAGGCATTGAAACCAATGCGTTTGGTTGTATCACTTTAAATCCGTACACGGTCATGCCACGAATACCATCGCCCATTCGCTTTTCAGATTTAAAATGCTCTGATTTGGTAAATTGTGCAGCATAACAAATAGCACGTTTTGAACCAGCAAAGCATTGATAGATACCGTTCGCTTGTGCAACCTGCTCACTGGCATAGACCATCATGCCGCCGATGTCGCCTAAAAAGTCATTGTTTGTGCCGATTGCACTACGCGCAACTGATTCAGCATCACCCATCATGTTTGCTGCTTTAATATCAGACAATTGCAATTGCAGGGCAACAAATGCAGGAACAACCAAAAATCTATCGCGTGGCTGAACGCCCTCAGATGACAGAGTAGCAGACGCGGTCAATGCCCATTTCATCGCATTAGTTGAGTCCACAGCAGTTTGTGCTAACGCATTACCCGCATCAGCATAGACCGACCCAAAAACCACAGTTTCGATATCAACTTTAGTTTGGTACGCAGCACTTGATGTCAATGCTTCGACTAACGCAATGTCTGTCTGTGCTAGGTCAATCGAGTCAACGAAGAAGTTAAATGCCTTGTTTTTATTAATCAGCAACTCAATTTCTTCATCGTCAATGTTTTGAACGGGCATGTCGTTACCGATAACATAATCAAAGGTATTCACTCTAGGCTCAGAGCGAATATGCACGACACCCCCTTTGTGCATCAATCCGCCGCCGTAATCATTGTTAGTCACCTTTTCCAAACACGTCATCTGTTTCAGATACATATTCAGCTTGGTGTCCCAAAATTCAGGTAGAAACGCGCCGTTTGGCAAGCTCCCGCCAGGTGTTCTTGCAACTGTAGTAGTCATTTTTTAATGTCCTTCTGTCATCACGACGGTAAGAGTAAAGAAATTATTTTTTGGACATATAGGCGTTAAAGCCTTTGTTATATGCCATCATTTGTTCCATCGATAGCTTTGCCCTTTCTTCTGGTGAAAGCACCTTAAACGGAGCTTCCACTTTACCGCCACTGGACGGTTTAATATCAGGCGCAGCCATTTTTTCAGCCATTGCCATCTTGTCAGGTTTTGGCTTGCCTACGTTTAACTCAATTGCGGTCACATTCGGAGCTTGCTGTTCTGATTCATCATCAGGTTCAAGCACTTCACCAGTATCCGCAGTGTAAAGTTTTAACGCACTAGCAACTTCAACAGGGTCGGGCGATACAAGCTGTGCCTGAATTTCAGGGGCTTGTTCATCCCACCATGCGTTAAATTCTGGAGTTTCAACAAAGTCGCGTAAGTCCGGTACAGAGCGGTTTAGTTCATTCCAATATCGTTTACTGACATTCCCCGACAATTCATCATGCTTGCCCATCATGTCGCCGTGCGATTTTTCAATCGCAGCTAACCGCTTGTCAAAAGACGATTTTAAATCATCAAGCGCACTGGCAAGTTCAGGAAAATCCTCACGCAACATAGCCATGTTTTCAGATTCGCCCTCTGGTTCAGCCATTGGGGTAGATTCTGATTCTGGCATTGCAGGACTTTCCAATTCAGCATTTTTTTTGCGTTCAGCGGCTAATTCTTGCTGTGCTTTGTTCATTGCTTTGACAGCTTCTTGATAGCGAGACTCAGGTACAGTACCTTCGCTCATTTCTTCGGCAGGTGATTCTAAGACTTCCTCATCGGGTGTGGTCTCATCATATTGTGGTATCATGGGTAAATCCTTGCTGTCATCACGACAGGTTTTTAATGCTATTGTGCCTCTCGGCAGGGTTATTACAGGGCTGTTTCAAGTGTTCCTGCGACTATTATATATAAAGGTATATCATAGGTTGCGATTAAAAAAAATATGTGCTAAAATTCTGGTGAATTTTTACAGCAAAAAAATGATTATTATGAGTAAAGAACAAGATGAAACGGTGCGTAGTAGGCATAGAAAAAACCATTTTGGTGATGCTAGGGAACAAAGAAGCAAGCCAGTAGCGCAGCCTGGAGTGTTTTTTCAATATCAAACTGCGTTTTGTGAGGGGTGTAAAAAACACATTAAGATTTCAGACGCGCCAAACAACAGAAAAAAGGGGTGGCGATGCAAGGAATGCCTTAATAATGACTAGCCAAGAATTCACCCGCCTATGTCGCGAACTGTACGGCTACGGCTGGCAAACAAAAGCCGCTGTAGCACTTGAAATAGACATATCAACTGTTCGGGCATATTCACAGGGGACTCAAAGAAATGGGCATTTAGCCACTATAAAGCGGGAAACTGCGGATAAATTAAGGGGGATTTATGGAAATAAAAATAATAAAGAGTGATTACTTGCTGGATTCAAGTAGTAAGCGACAATTTATTTAAACTTATTAAAAATGAAAATTTAAACAAGCCAGATGCCGAATATTTAGCTAGTATTTTTTCCAAACTAAAAGAGTCTATTTTTCACTCTCCAAAACCGCCTCAGCCACATACCTAAGTTTAAGATTATCCTTAAGCCTTGAAATATCACCCTGCATACGCTCTAAATCCTCTTTCCTGCACGTCTCGCAAGATTCGTGCAGTTTGTCTATTTCAGATTGCCAATACTCATTCAGCTTTTGCCATTCTGGTGTTGCGGTTAGCGAGTAAATCGCACGGGCTTGTTGGGGTGTCACTTTTTAACCTTCTCTGTAAATTCATTACCAATAGCATTTTGCCCAGCCGATAACCCAGCCGCGCCGACTCTTTGAGCCGTTGGATTAACCAACACTTCACCTAAAGCGTGTGTGCCTTGTGTGTACAATGGTGCGCCTATAATAGCTTTTGGCATGGTTTTCATTACAGCCTGCCCACCGACTAAACCAGGGATAAACTCCGCTACTTTCTCAATAGTTGGGTGTTTAGCTCCGGCTTCTTCAAGTGCGTCCGGCAGTTTAAAAGAATCCTCTATTTGCTGTGATGCAGCTCTAGCTTCGTCATCACTGCGCAAGCCTAAAGCATTGCCTGCACTGTTAGCAAGTTGGGCAGGCACTCTTATCATATCGCCCACGCCTTTAATTAGACCGCTTGTTGCGGCTAGTGCTTCGTCTTTCATTATTGATTGCTCGTAGTCATTCCACTTACCGCGCTACCCGCATTAGCCTCATCCTGCACAACTGGCGGTTGCACTGGCTCTACACCTTCGGCATTGGGATTAGACGGGAACATTGGATGTGTATTTTCGGCTGGGTTATCCGCTGCCATTTGCTGTAATTGTTCTGGTGTCGGTTGTTGTTGCATCATTTCAGCACTCGGTGCAGCATTAGCATCTTTAACTCCAGCGGATTGTGCAATGCTGTCAATCGTGTGGATTATTCCAGGTGCAGCGGCTTGTGCTGTTACCAGTTTTTCTGCCACTTCTTCTGCGGCAAAATAACTAGCCACATTTTTGTTAGCTGTAGCAGAATCAAGATTGCGCTGTTTAGCTTTCTCAGTGTTAATTTGCTCTTGAATCAGTGCTGCTTTAGCTTGGTCTAACGCACTATCTGGTACTGGTTGCTCTGGTGGTTGCTCTGGCATTAATTCAGGAATTGCTTTGGCTGGGTCAACATCCAAAGATTTAGCAATCTCTTCAATCAGGTATTTAAAATCGGTAATTTTAGCAGTCATCGGATTAGCCGCCGCCGTATTGCTAAACTGTAGCAATTGCTGTGTTCGTGCGGATTTAGCCAATAAAACAGAAGAAATTAACGGAACAATCTCAAAATCCCCTTTTATACTTTCATCACCATGCCAAACCATTAAAAATTCAAACATAGACTTGATAAACGGTTTGATAATACCGTCCTCAAGGTTCTTGACCGCCAACTCGGTTGAAATGGACGATACATTTAGCATCATTTCCATCCCGCCCTTAGTTTTGTTTATTTCATTTGAACTGTCACCACTGGTTAGCTTGCTAATCATGGTTTCAGTATCAGCCATCCGGTCAAACGACTGTGCAAGATTCATTAATGAATTGCTGTTATCCAGTGGCTGAAAGAATTTAACCGCTTGCTGTGAAGGGTCGCCTTTTTCTCTTAGCCAAGTTTGACCAGGATAAACAATTCGCGGGTCTTGTCCTTCTTTCAGCATTGAAGTATTAATCTCGCGCTGTGGATGTGCAGACCAAGCCGCATTATCTAACGATGACCTAACCGCCCCATTGTAACCATACTGTGATGCTCTGTTTGTCCATGCAATACCACGCCCCCAAAACTGATAGGGCATAGTGTGATAGCGGAAAAAGTGATACGGTATTTTCTGGTCTTCGTAAACATCAAAGCCGCTTAAATCGCCATTTTCTACCGCTTGCGCTGAAATAGGCTTGATATTGGCAATGGTAATGCCATTACAGAAAAACAGATTAATCCAGTAATTTTCAAGATTGTCTATTGAATCATCATTAAAGTTGCTGTCTGATAGCTCATAACCGGACAATGAACCAGTAAACTCGTAAACATCAAACTCGCCCGAATTGAAAGATGTTAGCGTTTCGCCCGTGATGTTTTTACGCTCTGTTTCGTGATAAAGCTCTGTATAATTTCCAGCGCGGGAAGTTTCCAGTAATCGGTCAATCTTTTCTGAGTCAAATCGCGGGTCTTGTTTCAGTGCGGATAATTGTTGCCGCGTCATAATGTGGCGTTCAAAGATTTTATCCACCTCATTTACAGCTACAGCATTGGGAGAAACGTAAAGATTCCACACAGACGGGCTAGACATCAGCGGCATGACTACGGGTCTTTTCAGATACTTAAACCCTTCTGCTGTTTGTGTCCAATTTGCTTTATTTTTTACACCAAGCGACACGCCTTTATCGCAGCCAGTGCCTAATAACACACCTTCCAACGCCGCTTTTTTAATATTATTGCCATAATCCATTGTGATTAGGTTATCAGCAATTTCAAGCTCCATAGCATCAGCGCGGCGTTCTATTTCTTCTAAGAATAATTGCTCTGTCTCGAATTGGTCACGCAAATAAGAGTCAGGCTTAGGCGTTCTGCTAATCTCCCAATGCTTATCTTTCCCAAATATTGGGTCAACGATTTTGGCTAATCCCACCATGCAGTTTTTAAACGCTAGACCAGGGTAAATATGCTTGTGACTGCCGATAACCTTGTCGTCATTGATGTAATGCTCATTTACCTTATTGAACATCCGCATATCAATAAGCCACTCTTGCTCTTGCGGTTGCTTTGCTTGCTGCCAATCAGATAGCAGATTTTGCAGGTAGCTACCCAATCTGTCTTCATTGGCAGACTTGCGCTTTAGTTCGTGGTCATTTGGCTGTTTACCAGCGATAAACTTTGGTTTTAGTGACATGGTTTTTCCTTGCTGTCATCACGACAGGGAGTAAGTGCTTTACATTAAATGTCTTAATGGATTGTCAGGACTGTTGCTTGAATGTATGTAAATATAATCAAACGGAACATTGATTTCAGCAAGCTCATCTTTTATATCTAAAATAAATCTTTTGTGAAAATTAAATACAACGAAGTTATAAAAAATAGCAATCACTTCAACATCAAGCTCCGTGACTATATTTTGTATGATTTTCTCTTTACTTGTATTTGCATAATCCCAATCGAAACCATCTTGCAAAATAACTATGTTTGTTTCTGCCATTTCAATCTCACTAAATATATGAAACTTCTAAATACACAGGCTTCATAAACAATATCCAGTTGCATTTATGCACTATATTCTCATAACAGAACCTTGGGGCGCTTGAGCCATAACAAGATATTGACCAATCTTTGTATCGTTGGATAGCAGCTAGAGCTTCTGTGCCTTTTAGACATCGCTTCCCTTTATGGTTTTTCCATCCCCCAATAATATATTCTGTACTGTCTGTTGGCGTTTGTAGCAACCAAAATGGCATAGAGGTTTTAACGGTTAAGTTTATACTCATCTTTAATTTACCAAGTTAAACAAGCCCTAAAGGCTATGTGTCGCTTTGCAGCGAGGGTTAAGTCTTAGCAATTCACTTCTAATCATTGATGTTAATATCCCTGAATCAGAAGGATTAAATTTAAACAGCGTTTTTTCTTCATTATCAAAAAGAAAAGCAGCATGAAGATAGCCAAATTTCTTACTCCAATAATCGAGCGCATAATCTAATTGACCAGCTCTTACACCATCAAGCGCAAGTGCATTGTAAAAATCTTCTGCAAGAGAGTCTGATAGATAAACATTACCTAAGTTAAACTCTTTTCCTAGTGCCTTCAAATCATTAATTGTTATCATTTTCAACCCTCAATAAGCAGTTCTAAGCATTTCCAAACTGACGCTGTATGCGAGGACACGATCATCGAATGCTCCCGGCTGGGCATTATACGCCCCCTTATCATCAATAATATACGTCTGACACTCTCTGGCGGTATCAGCACACGCTATGCCATGCGTACCTTCCCGCAGTGCTGCGCTCATCATATCAATAATAAGCCGTTTACTCTTTGAAGTGGTAAGCCAACCAAGCTTAGATTGTTGTTTGTCCTCAGTGTAGGCATTATCCAACTCTTTACGGACGTACATATACGGATAACCCATGTCACGACACTTAATCGCCGCGCTATCGCCAAAGTTTACCTCAATGCCCAACAAGCCATAATTGTACATCTTCCCAAGCCAAAAGCAGACTTCGCCAAACAAATCAGGGGCTATTTTACCATGCCATTGTGCTACTTGATTGCCTTTGCTGTCTAAAACATTACAGCAGGACCAGTCACCGTGCGGCAAACCTCCGGCAACATCACCGCCTAAAAAGTATTGTTCGCCTGGTTTTGGCAGCTCCCAAACTCTCAATTCGCCTTTGTCACGCTCGACAAACTTATCGCCCTCCAAAACCATGCGTTTAATTGGTGACCAGCATTCAGCCAATGCCTTTGCAGTGTGTTTTTTATCAAACACAGGCCGCCCGATATTGATTAAAAAGCCACCTTCCCAGATATGCTGATAAATATCTTCATCATCTAATTCAAGGCTTCGTAACCTTTCGCGCTCTAGCTTTTCAGGAAACCATGGATTATCCCTATAGTTCATTTCAACCGATTTTATTAATGGGTCATCGGCATTATTCCTAAAGATTTTATTTACCTTAGAATCAATGCTTTTAGGATTCCATGTTGCCCATATTTCTGAATCATCTTTGCGAATGGTAGGTATTAATTCACGCCATGATTCTTCACTTACTGCTTCGGCTTCGTCAATCCAAAAATAATCAATCTGTCCTAACCCTTTTATCTCAGCAATATTATGTCGCAAGCCTTTGAATAAAAACTCAGTGCCAATCGCTGAACGGATAAAAGAGCGACCTATTTCGTATTGGCTAGTTAAGTATGGACATGATTCAATTGCGCTTTTTAACTCAAAGAATACGCTGTCAGTGATGGTTAGTTGAATCTCACGACCACAAACAATTCTAAGCTTTCTAACCGCGCCATAATAGGCAAGTATTTTGCAAACCGTAAAAGTTTTTCCTGAGCCTCGACTGCCGTAGGTGCCTCTCATGTCTGCTTTACCCTGAAACAACGGTATCATCTTTTCAGGAATTTCAGGACTGATTACTTGCATCTTTAGGCTTTACACCAACAAAATTAATAACCGCTGCTTGCGCACCATGAACATCACCACCGCCAGTATTAACCATGACGTTGCTTTTTGCTGGTGCTACTTTTGTTACTTTTGTTAAGCTGTCTAAAATGTTTTTAGCGGCTGTAGCTTCCTGTGGTGATAAATTGCCGCTTCTTACTTCATAGTATATATCCATGTACTGCGTAGCAAAAAACTGTTCGTTCATTTCGGCAACGGGAGGCTCTACGCAAGGCACATACTCAGTTAATGAAGTACCGCGTCCAAATAAATCATCTTGATTATCATCTATTGTTTTTGCCATTGTCGCTTCACAGCGAGGGGATTGCACACATTGCCACTAGGTATAACATAAGTATTGATATTTTGCAAAAAATGACTAACCACGAATTTACCACAATATGCCAGTCTTTATACGGTGAATACTGGAAATCTAAAGCCGCTACAGCCCTTGGGATTAATCGCAATACAGTAGCGGCTTATTCGACTGGGAAACAGCGCAATGGGCATTTGGCGGCTATTAAAATTGAGGTGGTTAATAAGCTAAACAGCCTCATCCTATCTCAAAATGCGTAAATCCTTGGTCATCAGGCTTAATCTTGCCTTCGTGAATCCATTTAACAATTTGCGCTTTAGCCTTGGCTGTTGGCTCTGAGCTGAATTGTTTGGTGGATATTTTTAGTTCGTTTTGAAAGAAGGTTACAGTTATCATTCTTCGCAAAGCTTGTCGATTAATATTTTAGTGGGTTCAGCAAGCAAATCTAAAACATCGCTGGCTGATTGTTGCGCTATTAATACACCCTCTATTTTGCTTAGGGATTTTAATATCTCTAGTGCTTGTTCTTTTGTCAGGTTTATCATTATTCTTTCTCCATTAATTTAGCAGCATTCAAACTGCGAATTTTACCAAAACCACCCACGCCGCCTAATTTTTCAGCTTTATTAAAGTCGTTGACTTTGTGGAATTTGCACATCAAACACCCTGCACGGGCGTTTTTAGGTTTTTTGCGTTTGTGGTGCATTAATCCAATTCCAAACCACCAGCGTAGCCTTGCAATCATATATCGCATCGTGCG